ACGACGACCTTCCCGAGATCGGGCGGCGTTTTGCAGCGGTCAAGAAAAAGAAGAAACTCGAAGCGTCATCGATTGGTTTCATGGTGAAGGCGAAGGATGTGTTGGAGAACGTGCTTTGTCCGCGATACTACGATCCGGAGATCGCGGCCGAGCTTGAGCAGGTAACAGGAACGCATCACCTTCTGCGGTTCGGGGATTTGGTGGCAGAAGGTTGCCTCGCCGTGCAGACGGGCGATGAGGTCGGCAAATTGGCGTACAGCACGGGTAACATCCCGTTTATCCGGACATCGGATCTGAGCAATTGGGAGATTAAGGTCGATCCCAAGCACTGCATCGACCGGGAGTACTACGAGCGCCTCCGAGGCAAGCAAGATGTGCAGCCGTACGATATCCTGATGGTGAAGGACGGAACGTACTTGATTGGAACGTGCGCGATTATCACGGAATACGATCAAGAGATTATCTACCAAAGCCACCTTTACAAGATCCGGGTGCGAGAGAACAAGCATGGTTTGACACCATTTCTCCTACTCGCGATTCTGAGTTCGCCGGTGGTCCATCGGCAGATCAAAGCGAAGCAATTCACGCAAGATATTATCGACAGCCTCGGGGAACGCATCAAGGAACTGGTGTTGCCCGTGCCGAAGGCAAAAAGTAAACGCGACAAGATCACGGAGCTTGTGAAGAAAGTGATTGACGATCGGGTCGAAGCACGGGAGCTTGCTCGGAAGGCTCGGCAGGAAGTCCTGACCTAGCGGCCTTGTTGAGTGTGGTACTCTGCGGCCCGTTTGATGAGATCGACGATTTCGTGAAAGGTGTCGTTGCCCTGGATTCGGTTACCAGCATCCGACATCCATACGACGTTCTCTTTCTGGTGTTTCCCGTCTCTGGTCAGTGGATCAAGGTGCCCAACGTGGTAGGCGGACTTCCCTGCCTGGGGATTGTCGACCGCTTCCACGAAATCGGCGTATACGAGCTTCTCACCGGTGATCGGGCACAGGCAAGAGCCGGGCCGGAGTTCACGATCTAGATGTTGCTCCACTTCTCTGTGGTGTTCTTGAGAAAGACGCGGGGCACCGTCAAACTCCAATATCTGAGCGAGGAGCTGCAACTCAACGCCGCGGCAGTCTGTACGAGAAGCGAACTGGTTTGAATTAACCCACGTCGCCCAGCGATAGTCACGATTGGAGAAGTGGGGCGGCATTGTCACCTTGTCCGTGGAATAGGCTTTGAGTTGGACTTTGTTGAGCAACGTTCCCGGAACGCCGTTTTGGCTCAGAATTGAGCGAAGGGAGAGGATTTCCCTTGGTGGTCGCACCCAATCGATGTTCGCGGCTCGATGCAGGCAAGTCTCGGTGAGAGGATCGCGGTATTCGACGGTGAGTTCAGCGGATCCGACCTGATAGGTGGCAATAGTTGCTGCAAGACCGAGGTCCTCAAGTGACAGCGATTCACCGCTCTGAAAGCAGGTAGCCGATCCGGGGGCGATGGAATGGCCGAGGATCTGTGCCGCCGCGTCTCGTACCTCGGCCGGGGGGCCGGAGATGCCCCGAAACTCGCACGCGTGGGCAAGGAGCTTTGCCTTGATGGCATCGCACTCTTCGTTGGTAGCGTACCTTGGATCGTCCTGCTGCAGATAACTGTCCTCAGTTACCCAGCGGTCCCGCATTGGCGTACTATTGCAGCTTCGATCGTTCGGGCGGGGCAAGCGGATCTTGTATGCGACGGTGTCCAGCCTCTCCAGCAGTTTTCGCCCTACAGATGCCGAGCGACTGCCCCGGCCCACGAACTGCCCACGAATGAAATCCTCAACAATAGTCTTGTTCTCGGCCACGAGTGTTCTCCCTATCTAGGGCTGGACTCGTGTGCCGATGTGCTGCTACGATCTCCCCGCTGTGCAGCAAGCGCGGGGATCGAGCTGCCGGTGGCGATCCAGCCCTGGTAGTCCTAACACTGCACGGCGTGCGGCTCCAAACTGCCGCCAGCAGTGTTCTATTCGATCCCCGCCATTTTCTGCGACCAGGACAGCGGCGCCAAGCGCCCCCCTGGTACGCAATTTGATCCACTTGCTCCAGCGATGCTATAGTAGCCCACCGTGACTGCTGATGAAGCGTTCGGGCAAGTAAAGAAGGTTTTTCCGGCTGTCGTGGAGTGGGACGGAATTCACTATCGCTACGCAGCGAACAATGGGGTAGTGATCATCGAGATCAGGAAACGGGAGAAGTTCTTCTACTGGCTGCATTTTGACCAAGCCTGCGAGCTCGTGCACACGGCCTCGGAATCGAAGTTCCGCAGGATGAAGACCGTCGGAGAGTGCTTTTCTCCAAGCCTACCACGTGCAGAATGACTCTCATCTGTGCTTGCCTTGCGGCATCAGTAGAGATCCCGAGCGGATGGCCCCTGGGTCGCCGTTCGTCTCCAGCGTGTTCCCTGGACGGCCCGGATCGCAGCACGTTTCTCCCTTTGACGCACCATGAGACGCGGTGAATCCGTTTGTTCGGGCCTGTGGCTCACGGTACCTGCGGGGAGAACGGAAACGGATTGCGAGAGAGACAGAAGGCGTCAGGCGTGGTAGGATTCCATCATGGCAAAGAAACCGCCAGCGAAGCAGAAACTGAATGCAAGGCAGAAGAAGCTCGTCAAGCTGCTACCACTCGTAGAGACGGGTGAGCTGACGAAGACCGAGGCTTTGCGGCGTGCGGGGTACGCAGAATCGACAGCCAATGAGCAAACGCAGGTGTTAGGAGCTCTTGGGAACAATGCAGTCATGCAGGAAGCTCTCCGTAAAGTGAACGTCACAGAAGACCGTCTGGCTGAGGAGATCGACAAGGAACTGAAGCGGTCCGGTGGGCATGTGAAACGCGGCTACATCGAATTGAGTACGAAGCTCCTGGACGCCATGCCTTCGCAGAAGCACGATGTGACGGTGCATCCTCCGCGGACCTACTCGGAGATAGAGCATTCCCCCGCTGGTACGCCGGAGGAAGCGAAGGAAAAAGCAGAGAAGGAAGAGTGGGATTGACACAGGAAATGCGGATGGGAGAATGGGAGAGTGTGGAGGGGCTAACGACCATTGTGTCGGCGCTCGCAAAATGGTTGCTGTGTGATTGGAGAGTGTACAAATGGCAGAAGAAGGCAAGAAGGCGGGGGCAGCGCGGAAATGGGTTATCCGTAGCCTTTGGGCCGTGGTGGGGGCCCTAGTGCTTGGTGCAATCGGAAGCATGATTGGGACAGCGGTCTTTGACTGGCGGCTGCCAGTGTGGGCAGGTGGAGACAAGGAAGAAGTCAGCGAAGAGGCTGTCGCACCAGAAGAGACAGAGGCAACGGAAGCGACTGAATTGTCAATCGACTGGAAGAGAACGGCGTGGTGGGCTGGTGGAGCGGCTGTCGTTGTCGTTATCGTGCTCCTTGTGATACTGGCGAGTTTCTCAGAGGAGCAGCCGCGAGAGCCGACTGTAGAGGACTACCGCAGGGACAGCTTCTTCGGTATGACGTGCCGATGGAGATACGACCGGATGGATGGTGGTATCGGTGATGTAGCCTGCTTCTGTCCGATATGCGATCGTCAACTGAAGATCACGGAGATAGACAGATGGCCTACGAGGCTGAGCCTTTCGTGTGCCGGGCATGGGAAGATCAGGGAGTACACTGGTGGTTTGAGGGAACTACTTGACGACGTGAGGAGAGAGGTGCAAGTGAACATTCGGAATGGCGACTGGAAGCACAAGATTAAGACTGACGAAGAAAACTGTTGACAGTGATTTTGGAGGTGCTATTCTCCCCGCGACATGCAGGGTAGCTCCACTCCACCAAAGGCCACACAGATAAGCTGCCCTGCTTCGACGTGTGGCCCTTTGTGTAGTGGTAGAGCAGAGAGAAGACGGCGTGAGCGTGAGGGAAGAAAGTCTCCGCAACTTTTTCGACGTGACGCAGCAGGGAACCGTGCGAAGCGGCGTGCTGCACTTCGACACGTCCATAGCCAAGAGAATATGGTTCCAAAGCGGATAGTGCTGCGCAAGCAGCGACTTCGGAGGTGGAAGCGAAAGCATGAAGTGGAGATCACAGGATGGGACTACATTGATTGCATCCTTCCCAAGACAGTATGATCTCTGAACCGTACATCTGCATCAAAGGCGAGAGAGCAGGAGAGATTGAGTGGTTTGCTACTCACGAGTTAATCAATGGTGCAAGTCACCCACTTGCTACTTGGTGGGAAAATACAAACACAGGGGAATCGTGGCAATCATACGCCGACTTCGAGAGGGAGAAGCTGAAGGAGCTTGGTGGTGGCCAGATCATTAAACAGGACGGAATGTACGGATACTCAATCGCAAAACCATTCCGGGGATTCCCGAAAATTCCAGAAGAGCATTATTGGCATTCATTTGAGATAATTGGCTATCGGGAAATGTCCAGTGACTCCGAATCCTCCCGGCTCCTCAAACGTGCCGAGTTCCTGAAAGCAGTATGTGAAGTGGAAGAAGTACCGTGGCTTCCTTCGGGGGACTCATGTGATAGAGGTGAGTCCCTCGGAGAGAGTCAACCCGTGAAAGTTCCCGTGATGCCGGAGAGGGACTACTACACGAAGGAAGAGATCGACGAGCTGTTCGGACAACTCATTCTCTTTATCCGTATTGGGGGAGTGAACGATGCTACATGGAATTCACTTGAGAAGTTCTCAGAAGAGTTCCTCTCCTAGCCCATGTTCTACCTCATTCTCTTCCACTTCATCCCCCTTGCGATCTGCGGCTACATCTGCGAGCAGAGGAACCGAAACGCTCTGAAGGGTGTGGTGGTGGGGCTGCTGTTCTCGTGGCTCTCCGTGCTGATTCTGTGGCTGACGTTGCGTCGTCGAGACGCGGAGGGGTATCTTATGTGACATGATCCCCACGGAAGTGAAGATCGGCTGTGCTACATGGAACGTTGTGTACGTGAGGAGCGATGAGGAGTTTGGGGAGTGCAGACCGAAGACGCACGAACTGGTTATCGTCGAGGGGCAAGCTGAGAGGGAAGAGGAAGAGACGTTGGTGCATGAAATCCTCCATGCGTGTACAAAGCTTGTTGGTATAGACAGCGATAAGAAGTACACCGAGGATGAATGGGTGAATCGGCTGAGTCCGATTGTGCACACGGTGTTGCGGGAGAACGGATGGTGGCATTCTCCTGCTGAAAGATGAAGCCGCTGAAGAAGCCAACAAAGGCAAAGAACAGTCGACACGGGAGGCGGTTTGACGAGGTGTGCAGGGAGATACGGCGTATATTTCATCTTGAGAAATGGCGAAGCGATTACGATATAGATGCGAAGTCGGAAGATGGGGCGTTCGCCACGACGTATACGCCAGAAGTGAATAAACGGATATGGATTGATTTCAGACCTGAGTTTTGGGAAGCAGACGGAAAGGAACAACTAAAGACGCTTATTCACGAACATGTGCATTGCATTTTATGTGAGTACACGCAGTTGGTTCAGTATCTAGAGCAAGACTTGGGCAAAAAGGAATCTGAGTATGTTGAGCGTATGCGACAAATTGCTAGCGAGCACATCACAGACCATCTCGAAGCAGTAATCTACGACCTTATCAACGACAGATTCAAGAGTCTGTAGTATCCTTTGCCGGTGCATCCCGAAGACGCCAAACGCATCTACAACTGGAAGTGGAGGCTTCAGAACCTTCCGGTGATTCAGACGAAGGACGCTCGCAAGGTACGATTCGGTGAGGTCATCAACCCGGTTCAGAAGAAGATAGCCAGCCATTTCCCTCACTGGAATCTCTTCCTGATTCTCAAAGCCCGCCAGATGGGCGTCTCGACGCTCTTCCTGCTCTGGCATCTTCTCGAAACCCTCTTCCACGAGAACATCACGACGGCAATTCTGGCTCACAAGAGGGAATCTCTGCGGACACTCTTCCGCATTATCAAGATCGCCTACGAGTCAATCCCTGAGCGTATCCAGCTTGCAGACGGCACGGTGTGGGAGAAACCAAGGGCGAAGTACGACAACGTGAACGAGCTTCAATTCGAGGGGCTGGATTCACGTATCTACGTGTCCCTTGAGATTCGTTCGGACCGCGTGAACAGGCTGCACGGTTCGGAAGTTCACTTCATCAAGAACGCGGCTGATGTGCTCGCTGCGACCTTCTCTGCGCTGGTCCCTGGGGGGGTATGTTCCCTTGAGACAACCGCAAACGGTATGAGCGGCGAGTTCTTCGATCTGTGGCAGGCGGCCATTGCGGGCGAGAACGACTATCTTCCGCTCTTCTACGGCTACCAGGACCACGAAGAGTATCGCAGGCCCGTGTTCAATGAGCAGAAGTTCAAAGCTTGTCTCGACCAGGAGGAGAAGAAGTATCTTGCCCTGCCCGGAATGACGCTGGAGGCTCTGTCATGGCGGCGGCGGATGTTGAAGCAGCCCGGAATGAAGCGGCTGTTCAAGCAGGAGTTTCCTGCTACAGCAGAGGAAGCGTTCCTCACGTCGGGCAAGTCTCCGTTCGACAGGGAGAAGATAAACGACTGGCCGATACGGAAGCCGATTGAGACGAAGATGGAGGGGAGACTGAAGTATTGGGTGAAGGCGGTGGAGGGGAAGCGATACCTTGTCTCGGTGGACTGTGCTTCCGGGGCTGGCACGGAGATCCTCGCCCCGGATGGTGAGCCCGAGGGAGGCACGGACTATTCCACAGTCGGTGTATGGGACTGCGAGACGCTCCAGCTCGTGGCTCTCTTCCGTGCGAAGTGGCCGTACATGAAACTCCACCAGGTCGTCTACAAGCTGGCACGGGAATACAACAACGCCTACATCGGGATCGAGGCCACAGACCACGGGCTCACGGTAATCAACAACCTGGTCGAGCACGTGCGGATGCCGGAGGACGCGGTGCCCTACCCTCGACACTTGATCCACACCACAGAACAGGTAGACCACAAGTCAAAAAAGACAGTGCTGAAGTGGGGCTTCTACACGACGGTGAAAATGAAGCCTCTCATCATCGACAAGCTCGCGGAGCTCGTGGACGAAGAGGAGATCAAGATTTACTCGAAGGTCGCACAGAACGAATTCATGAAGTTCATCGTGAACGAGAAGGGGCAGTACGAGGCGATGGAGGGATACAAGGACGATCTGGTCATGATGTCGGCGATTGCGATGTACCTGATACCGAACGCTCTGCGGGCGGGGAGGATGACGGCGACAAAGAGTGAGTTGGGATTGCAGATGCGCTAGAATATCCCCGTGCCATTCCCGAAAAACTTCCCTGACTCGGCAGAACTAAACCGAATCGCGGAGCTCGATGACTTCTACAAGCTCTATCAGTGCGACGTGTACTATCACGACGGAACGACTGACCGGGGTGCATTCCGGCTTCAGGAGTTTTTCAGCAACGATACGAAGAAGAGCGAGATCCTTGCGATTGCGTTGAACATCGCTCCGCTGATTGCAGACGTGGGTACAGACTTCCTCTTCGCCGAAGAAGTGAAGATCGAGGTCGATGAAGAGGTGAAGGGCCGAGAGAAGCTCCAGAAACAGATAGATGAGATCATTGAGCGAAACAATCTGTTGGAAAAGCTCGATGAATCATCGACGCTGTTTCAGGTTGCAGGGTTCACGAACTTCAAAATCTATCGGGGCGAGGATGGGAAAGCGGTCGTCGAGGAGATTCCCTACGATTACTGGTTCCCCAACTGGTCGGGTGTAACCGTCGGCGGGGAGCCGAAGAATCACCGGATTGTCGTGTATCTCGACCAGGTGAACGACAACAACGTCACAGAGAAATTCGTGTACATCGAGGACTACTATCTTGAGGGCGAGGAGGAGAACCAAAAGTGCGTGATTGAGTATTCGCTCTGGAAAGAGGGCACGGGCAGGAAGCTGGGAGATCAGGTGTCGCTCGATGAATTGGGGCTGAAGCCTGCAAATGCGGAGTTGAAGAAGACAGAGGGTGAGAAGAAAACACTAACGGCAGTGCAGCGAACGGACATGACCCGCTTGCCGTTTGCGTCGGTTCACCATCGCAAGACTGTGAAGGAGCGGTACGGGATCTCGATCTACAAGCGGGTTGTGCCGCTGTTGAATGAGCTGAATGACCGGCTTACGCAAGTGTCGCTGCAATTCCTGAAGCATCTAGATCCGCTGCTGCAACTCCCCGAGTCCGCGATTCTGCGGGACGCGAAGACCGGGAAAATCCAGAGGGTGAATCTGGAAGTGATTCTGGCAAAGCAAGGTGATCCGGACGCGAAATACGTGACGAACGAGAACCCACAGATCGAGCAAGCATTCAAGCACATGGAGCGGGTCATTCGGTCGATTGCGAAGCTGACGCAGACGCCCGATTCGTTCCTGATGGAAGATGAGAAGGGTGGAGTGGAGAAGGCGGAGTCTCTCCGGGTCCGACTGATGTCCTTCCTGAAGCGTATCCGCCGCTACCAGCGGAAGTACGACAAGGCAATCAAGCGAATTATTTCCCTCGCATTGGAAGCAGAGACAAAGAAGAAGCAGGAAGAAGTGCCGCTGAACATCACCTTCGACCTGGGGCTGCCCAAGGACTGGAGGTACGATGAGGAGGTGTGGGGCAGTGCATTGGAGCGGGGCATTGCCTCGAAGAGGAAAGCCATTGCGAGATTCCAAGGGGTCGAGGGCGACGAGCTGGAATCGGAAATCAAGGAGATCGAAGAGGATGAGAAGAAGATGCCGAAATTCGAGATGAATGATCCCGATGAGGAGGATGAAGACGATCCCGATGAAGAATAATGGCGCATAGCAACTGGCATACACGCAAAGGCAGCATCCGTGATTCCCTCGATGAGGAGAAGGTGCAACGGGCGATTGATACACTGGTGAGCTATCGCCGACCGGAAGTGCTCGGCACAGTGTTCCTGCTGTGGGTGACGTTCTTGCTGATGACGGGGAGCCTTCTGCTCACGATCCGTGCGGTGCTGACATTTCCCCTGTTCTGAAATGAGGCTGTCACGGAAGATCCAGAAGAACGGCGTGAGCAACGACGACATTCTGCGGCTCTTCAAGGAGGCTCAGAAGGAGCTTGTTGCTATCATTGCGACGATGGAAGCGGGGAGCCGGTTCACAAAGTTCCGCAGACAGCAGCTTATCGCCATTGATCGAATTGTCGTGAAGCTCGATGAGAAGACGAAGGCATGGGCGGAAGAGGAACTTCCCAAGATCATGGAGGGGGCTGCGGAGGAAACCTACGAGCAGATCAAGGCATTCGACGAGAAGCACTTTGAAGTGGCGTTTGCCGGAGTGCCGAATGAAATGGTGAACGTCTTTGTGGAAGAATCGTGGGGTGATTTCGGGAACACGATGGTGGGGCTGCGGAAGAGTGCGAGAAAAGCGGCTCTAGAGAAACGAAGGATTCAGGAGAGGATCTTCAAGGGATTCGTGCAGGGGGCATCTGCAACGCGGACGCAAGAGCAGATCGTGAAGGATCTGAAGAAGCAGGGCTTCACGGTGCTCAAAGCGAAGAACGGCCACGGGCGGCGGTTTAGCTTGGAGGCATACAGCAACATGCTGGTACGCACGCAGAACGTGACGGCGTACAGCCTCGGTGCGAAGAGTCAGATGCTCGCGAGCGGCCGTCGGTATGCGATGATCCCCACGATCCGTCCGGACATCGACGGGAACGACGTGTGTAACAAGTGGGAGCGGAAGACGTTCGTTGATCTTCTGCGAGACGATCTTCCACCGTATCATCCGAACTGCCGGCACACTCCCCAACCCATCAGCTTCGCTCAGCTAAAGGCAGAACGTCCCGCTCTCTACAAGAAGGCGGTGCGGTTTTTTGAGAAGGTGGTGGGATAGATTTGCGCCGTGTTGACAGGGGGTGTATCATCATCCCGACGAAGAGCTACGGGCCACGGCCTGCGGCTCTTTTTGTTTCGACTTCCCGGGTGTCGCTAATCCCCGGCTCGCTTCCCCGCTCAAGCGTAACGAGCGGCTCGGCGGAATCCGTATCAACTACCCCCCAAGGCTATGGCAGATGACCCTGCTAACGATCCTTCAAACACTCCGACCGATCCCCCGGCTGATCCCCCCACGGACCCGCCGGCGGACCCTGCAGCAGATCCCCCGGCTGATCCTCCGAAAAAGAAAGACGACAGCCAGCAACGGATAACGGAACTGGTGAATCAGAACAAAGAGCTGAAGAAGCAAATCAAGGACAAAGAGGACGAAGAGAAGAAACGCGAGGAAGAGGAACTTGCGCAGAAGGGCGAGCACGAAACGCTTGCTCAGCAGCGGGAGGAAGAGCGCGATGCTGCGCTGAAGGCGAAGGATGAAGCCGAGGCCCTCGCAAAGCAGTACGAGGAAGTCGCTGAAAAGCAGATCACAGAAGCTCTCGAAGCGGTAGAGGACGAAGAGAAGCGAAAGTCTGTGGATGCGATCCTTGAAGGGCTTTCAACGCTGGAGAAGCAGAAGAAGCTCCCCGAGGCTCTGAAATTGGTAGGCAGTGAAGCGAAGCCCGGATTCGGGAATAGCACGCCATCCTCAACAAAGCCTGTAGGCACGGCGACGCTTGACCAGAAGAAGGCGAGACACGCCGAACTCCTGCAGAAGCCAGAGCTGACACCCCAAGAGCGAGCAGAGAAGCACAAGCTCTCTGTGGAGCTGGGAGAAGAGTGGCACAAGGAGCAGCAAGCAAAACGGTCGGAAACTTGATTACGTAATCCTTTTCTCATCATTTTCCACCAACCATCATGGATGTAGGACTTCATTGGCACCTGGACGACGCAACGAACATTCAAGACCCGCTCATTGTCGGGGTCGCCAAAGACATTTCTCTCGGTGCCTGGAAAGGCCAGATTTGGAATCGTCTCGCTCCACCAGAAGAGCCGGTGAATGGCGTAGAATACGAGATTTACGATCGTTCGCTCACTGGTGTGACGGGAGTTGTTGGTGATGGTGCCGGCACGGGATGGGTGAACGGTACTACCACGACTGATCTTCCGCTTCCCACTGCTTCCATTGCGCTGATTACGGTTGGCGACGTCCTGAAGGTCGAGGATGAGCATGTGGTTGTGAAGTCTGTTGACCGCTCAGCGGAGACGATTGACGTGTGGAAGCGTGGATTCGGTGGAACGACGGGTGCGGCACACGTGGATACAACCGCGTTCACGATCATCGGCAACGCGGGTCACGACGTTGACCTGAAGAACGTCGAGTCGTTCGCGGAGACGACTGGCAAGTTCACAAACTACTGCCAGACCATTTTTGAAGTGATCGATATGACCTTCACAGACGAGATTGAGGCACGCAAGGCATTTGAGCAGAAGCCTCAACTCATCGCGGAGGCATTGAACCGCGTCTTCAAGAAGCTCTCTGCATCCTGCATCCTCGGAGGCCGTGAAGCAGGCTCAAAGAGCCCACAGGTTCCTGCGTCCACCGCTGGAATCTTGTACCAGTTGGCAACAACGGGTAACAGGGAACGGACACCACTCCGGTACAACGCCACGGGGCTTACTGATCCTGAGACGGTTCTAAAGAACGCACTCATCTCCTGCTGGAATAGCGGGGGTGATCCGACGCACATTTACCTGAGCCCTGCGAATAAGCGGAAGTTCGATCCGCTGACGGAGCAGTTCATTCGTATGAATCGTGGCGAGGCAGGCGTGGTCGGCACGGACAACGGGACAGCGTACATGTTCCAGGGCAAGGAGTTGCCATTCGTGCAGGATGAAGATATGCCGAGTGATCGTATTGGGCTCGTCACTGAGTCGAAGCTCAACAAGGGCTGGAGGGTCGGTGATATGCTCCGTGGTCCTATCGCAGAGCCAGCAGACTCCACGCGTGAACATAGGTACTCAATTCAGGGTTCCTACTTCATCACGGTCAAGGGCGTCGGCGTCGATCACATCGACTGCTACAACGTGAGCCTTTAGTCCTTATTCGTTTTTCCTTTCTGAACCATGAATTACGGAACTACATCACGATCACCGGGCGGCTGGTCCACCCTCTCAAACATTCGACTGAGCAGGAAGCTCATAGTCGGCGTCGCTGCTACGGCAGTGGGTGTTGTCACAGTGTGGGGGATGTTGCAGGGGAGGCAGGCGGCGTTCTATTGCGAGGTTGACCTTGATCCAATTGCTCGATCTGGTGCGCTCATCACGGCCTGCCAGAACGAACGCACGGAGACTGGATACGTACTTGCGGATAACCTCTCATACGCCGTTGTGAACGAAGTTCCTGCTCCAGCGTCGAAGCTGAAGATCGGTATTAGCGCCGATGGAACAGAAACGGGCAAGACTATTGCGGAGATTGCCTTCGATGTTGC